CTCTTGAAATGGTCAGAATAGATGACAAAGTTAAAAGAGTCATTACTGATATTAAGCTGGAAGAAGCAGCTATTGCACATAGACAGAATACTGTTGAAGGTTCTGCTCCACAAGTTTCTGTAGCTACTTAATCAAAAGCTACATCGCTGAAATGCATAAATACCTTAGGCTCTCTTGCACTCTACTAAAAACTAGTATATAAAAAATACACTATACATAAATTAATATTCTGCATAGACGCAGTATAGTCGACGGCCTAGAGACTATGTAGAATTTAACTAGGAGAATAATCATGGCAAACACAACCTTTTCGGGACCGGTCATTTCTAAAAATGGCTTTGTAAATACAGGTCCTGGTATGACAGTTAGCTTAACAGCTGACACAAGTATAACAGTTGCTTCACACGCGGGTAAGATCTTACTTACAAATGATGCAGACGGTAAATTTAAATTACCTTCAATCAATGTAAATGCAAATGGCGCATCAGCAGGTGATAATGACGTTAACAACTTAAATAACATTGGCGCAACTTTTCACTTTATGGTGGAGACAGCTGCAACTGATATGGACATCTTAACGGATGGTACTGACAAATTTATTGGTGGTATCATGATCGCAGTAAATGATGGCTCTAAAAAAGCTTTCATTCCAGCTGCAACAAATGATGTTATAACTATGAATGGTTCTACAAAAGGTGGAATCGTTGGTAGCGTAGTATCTTTCACAGCGATTGATACTGCTACATACTTAGTCCACAATTCTTTATTGCTTGGATCAGGTACAATAGTAACACCATACGCAGACGCGTAATAAATAATTAGTGTGGGGCTTTGGCCCCACACATAAATTTTAAGGAGAAAAAAATGTCAGATCAAAGATTTACAAGAATAACAAGTACAGGTCGGGTAAAGACTATTGCTGGTGGATCAATTAATATTGGTCCTTCAAGAATAACTTATATTCAAGCAAAAGGAAATGCTAGTGGACAACTTGAATTAAGAAATAGCACAGATAATTCTGGTGATTTATTATTTATTGCACATTTTGGAACAGAAGGTTTAGATATATTTGTTCCTGGTGAAGGAATAAGATTTGAAGAAACTATACATGCTACTATATCTGGAACGGGATCTGTTACTTTAGGTTATACGGGCTAGGAGGCTAAATGGCTAATACCACTTCGGGAACAGCAACATTTGATAAAACTTTTTCTATTGATGAAATAATAGAAGAATCATTTGAACGTATTGGATTAAATTCAGTAGCTGGTTATCAATTAAAATCAGCAAGAAGATCTCTTAATATCTTATTTCAAGAATGGGGTAATAGAGGTATTCACTATTGGGAAATAGGAGAACTTGATTTAGATTTAATTCAAGGACAAGCTGAATATAAATTTTTTAGATCAACTGCCGATGGTACAAGTGCTACTTCAAACCCAAATGGAATTTATGGAATATCCGATGTCCTTGAAGCACAGTTAAGAAATAATAGAACTGCAACAAATCAATCAGATAGTCCTATGACTAAAGTTGATAGATCAACTTATGCAGCTTTTTCAAATAAACTTTCACAAGGAACACCTAATCAATATTGGGTACAAAGATTTATTGATCATGTTAGTATTAGTATTTACCCTACACCGGACTCTACTAATGCATCTAAAGATATGCATTTTTATTATATAAATAGAATTCAAGATGTAGGTGATTATACAAATGCTGGAGATATACCTTTTAGATTTGTTCCTTGTATGACTTCAGGTTTAGCTTTTTATTTAGCACAAAAATACCAACCACAATTAGTTCAACAAATGAAATTATATTATGAGGATGAATTAGCTAGAGCTTTGGCAGAAGATGGTTCAGCTTCAAGTACGTTTATTACACCAAAAGCTTATTACCCAGGAACTTAATGTCTAAGTACGCAACAGGAAAACATTCAAAAGCAATTTCTGATAGATCAGGTATGGAATTTCCATACAGAGAAATGGTTAAAGAATGGAATGGTGCATTTGTTCACTACACAGAGTTTGAACCTAAACAACCACAACTAGAACCAAAACCAATGGGAGGAGATGGTGTTGCATTATTAAATGTTAGACCAGACAGAACTGAATTTCCAACTCCTGATTTTTTACCTAATAATCCTTTTTCTATAACAAGTGGAAAGGATACAATGACAGTGAGTTATCCTGATTATTCTACAGAAGCTCAAGGTGGAGAATTAGGTTATGTAAGATTTCAAGGTGTTAAAAGTGCTGTCGGAGGTACTATTGCTAGTTCAATAGAACAAATAGAATTATCTTCAACACTTAATGCAAATATTTCTGCTTCAGCTACTACAATTACTTTATCTCCTGGAGATGGTGCTTCTTGGTTGCCATCAAATAATAGCTATATATTAATTGAAAAAATAAATAGTGAAACAGGTAGATATGAAAATGAAGTTATTTTTTATGGACTCGCAGGTATTAGTTTAGGTACAGGTATAGTAACTTTAACTAGTTGTGTTCGTGGAACTGCTGCTAGTTTTAGAGGAGAAACTTTTCCTAATACTACTGCAAGTTCTCATTTAGCAGGTGCTAAAGTTTTTGGAGCACGACTTGCTTCAATAGATCCAGATATTGTTGTAACAGGTGCACAGCCAGCTACTATAAAACAGTATAATAGATTTACTGTTTATATGCTTCAAAATTCAACAGCAACAGCAACAGGTGGTGGTTTACAGTGTACAGTTGGTCCACTAAATGATAGAAGTTAATTATGATAAATAAGATTAAAATTTTTTGGTATAAACTTTTTAAAAAACAATATTGTTGGAATCACACTAGTTTTACAAGAAGTTGTTTATTCTGTAAGGAGATAGTAAAATAATGGCTGGATTTACATACGCAACATTAACTACAGCAATTCAAAATTACACTGAAACAGATACAAATGTTTTAACAGCTACTATTACAAATCAGTTTATTGAAAATTCAGAACTTAGAATTTTAAGAGATATTCCACTTGATGCATATAAAAAACAATCAATTGGTAATTTAGTTACAGGACAAAATACAATTAACGTTCCTGCTAAAACTTTATTTGTAAAAGGTGTACAAATTTATGATTCAACATCAGCATCTACAGGTGCTAATACTTGGTTGGAGAAAAAAGATGAAACATATCTACAAGAATTTGAACCTTCTACAGAATCAGCAGCTAGAGCAAAACCAAAATACTACGCTATGTTTGGTGGTGCTACAGGTGTAACAGATACTACTTCAGGAAGATTATTTTTATCTCCTGCGCCGAACACTACTTATGTATTTAAGATACATTACGAGGCTATTCCAACAGGCCTTTCAGGCTCAAATAGCACAACTTATGTAAGTCAATACTTTGGAAATGGATTGTTATATGCTTGTTTAGTAGAAGCATTTTCTTATTTAAAAGGTCCGATAGACATGTTGACATTATATGAAAATAAATATAAACAAGAGGTACAGAAGTTTGCTAACGAACAAGTTGGTAGAAGACGAAGAGATGACTACACAGATGGCGCTGTTCGGATACCAATAAAATCAGCAAACCCGTAGGAGAAAAAAATTATGGCAATAACATCAGCAATATGTTCAAGTTTTAAACAAGAACTTTTATCTGGAAAACACGATTTTGATGCTTCAGGTGGAGACACTTTTAAAATAGCATTATTTACAAGTTCAGCATCTTTAGGTGCAGCAACAACTGACTATTCAACTTCAAACGAAATTTCAAACACGTCAGGATCTGCATATACTGCAGGTGGCAAAGCTATGACAAACACTGGAGTTGGTTTAACAGGAACAACAGCATTCACAGATTTTTCTGATGTTTCATTTACATCAGCTTCATTCACTGCAAATGGTGCAATGATTTATAATACAACAACTGATGGTGGATCAAACACAACTGATGCAGTTTGTATTATTGCTTTTGGTTCTGATAAAACTGCAACCAACGGAACTTTCGAAATACAGTTTCCTGCAAACGATTCATCAAACGCAATCATTAGATTAGCATAGGAGGGTCACCGTGCCCGACGTTTCTTCTGGATGGGGTCGATTAACCTGGGGACAGGCTAATTGGAATGAAGCTACAACTTTAAAACAAGGTTGGGGAGCAAAATCTTGGGGCGAAGATGAATGGGGTCAACTTTCAGACTCTGTTGTTCAACCAACAGGTTTATCTATTACATCAAATATTGGTTCAGTCACTAACGCAGTTAGTGTAACTGTAACTCCAACAGGTGTTTCATTTAACTCTACAGTTGGAACAATTTCAAATGTTATAGGTGTAACGGTTGAACCAAACGGTTTTACTATTAATGATATTCAAGGATATGCACTTCCTGTTATTGATGCTCCAGTAAGTATTACAGGTCTTTCTATTACAGGTGCAATAGGAGTTATAGATCCAAAAGATCAAGTTGTTGGAGCAAATACATTTACAATTACATCACAACAAGGAACAGCATTTGCATCTAACGAATATATATCTGTTACAGGTCAGTCTATTACTTCAACTTTAAATGCTCCTGTTGCAGTTAACGCTGTTGAAATTCTAGCACCTACATTAACAGTTACATCACAACAAGGATCCGTGGTTGTTCCTAATGATGCAGTAGCACCAACTGGATTATCAATAACATCTGCAATAGGATTTGTTCAAGGAACAGGATCAGTAGTTGTAACAACAACTGGTATATCTATGAGTGCTTCTATAGGAACTATTGTAGATATTTCTGATCAAATAATGGGACTAACAGGAGTATCATTTAGCTCTTCTATTGGTAGTATAGATCCTAAAGATCAAGTTGTTGGATTACCAACATTAACAATAACAGCAACTGTTGGAGAACCTTTTATTATACATTACCAAGATGTTGACACTGGTTCAAATACGTCTTATAGTGCACTTTCAACAGGATCAAATAGTAATTATTCTAATGTTGCAACTGGATCAAATACAAGTTATAGTGACGCTGCATAGGAGATAAAATTTATGGCATCAA